AGTAAAGATATGGAGTTAGGTCAACTAGCACAAAAACCACAGTTAGTAAAATTAACAATCGACGAAGAAACAATAGTAGAAAAGTACGGTGACGCACTTGAATTCTACATGTATGATAGACAACCACTAGATGTATTTGCCAAACTGGCAAACTTTGATCAAAATGATCCAGGTGGTATTATACATTTGTTACAATCAATAATCTTAAACAAGGACGGCGAAGCAATCATGAAAGATGGCTTACAGTTACCTATGGATGTTGTAACAGAATGTATTAAGGTGGCCGGCAATACACTGGGAAAGTAACCTCCCATAGTATTGTAGAAGAATCACCTGTTACTAACTATATTTTGATGATCGACGCAATGGCCAAAAGATATGGATCATTGCCAAGCAATATCCTAGCAAATGGTGATACATTTGATATGATGGTGTTTGACGTTGCTTGTACAACAGAACTAGTAAATAGTTATAAGCAACAAAATAAACCGTTGCCGCCTGAATTCTATGATAAGAGTCAGGTAGACAAGTTAGCAGAAGAATACTATGGAAATAAAAGTTAAAACAACAGATGTAATGAAACTTTTTAAACAATTAGGTGTACTGCCTGACAAAGTTCACAGTGACGCATATTTCTTTCTAAAGAAAAAAACACCTGTTCGATCTGGTAATGCTAGAAGTAAAACTAGAAAAGAAAGTAACCTACGTATAGGTAGTAGGTACCCTTACGCAGAAAGATTAGACACAGGCTGGAGTAAACAAGCACCTAAAGGTTTTACTGATCCCACAATTGAAGAAATGGAAAAAATAGTTACTAAAGAAGTGAGGAAAATAGACTAATGGCTAGAAATATAGAAGTTACTTTAGAATTAGATAATAAACAGTATAACCAAGCAATTAAACAAAGTCAAACTGCTACAAGTAAGTTTGAAAAAAGTAGTGTAGCAAGTGCTGGCGCAATTCGTACTGCCTTTGTAGCACTAGGTGGTGCCGCAGTAATAAAAAGTATTGCGGAAACAGGTGCCGCATTCCAAGATCTACAAAATTCATTGAATATAGTATTTGGCGGTGTTGATCAAGGTGCCGCCGCATTTGCTAGAGTACAAGACTTTGCCGCAAGTACACAATTTAGTGTACAAACATTAACACAGGCCTTTGTACAGTTAAAAGGTGCTGGTGTTGAACCAACAGAAGAATTATTACAAACATTTGCGGATACAGCCAGTGTAACCACAGACCAGATGGGCACATTCCAGGCCGCCTTAGACTTAGTATCACGTAGTACAGCAGGTGGTTTAGGATTAGAGGATCTCAACAGGCTAGCCGACAGAGGTATCCCAGTATTCAACATATTACAAGAAAGATTAGGACTTACAAGATTAGAAGTTAGTGAATTTGGTAAAACAGCCGAAGGCGCCAACACTATTGTACGTGAATTATTAGCAGGACTTAATCAAAGATTCGGTGGAGCATTAGCCGAACAGGCAGGACTACTAAACTTTGAATTGAACCAATTGGGCGATGCTTTTGACAAATTACAAGTAGCCTTATTTGCCCAAGTATCAGATACTGCGGCATCAGTTGTACAATCATTAACAGCCTCAATAAACAGTCTAGCAGATGCTATAAACAACGGTAACCAAACATTAGAAACTATTGTTAGTCTTTTAAAAATTGTTGGTGCTGGATTCTTAGCAGTAAAACTTGTTACATTACCTATAGCAAACATTTTTATAAAAATATTTGACACAGTTAAAAAAGTATTAACACCATTTGGCGCATTGGCAAGAATTATAGGACAAGTTGTTTTTAATCTAGGCACACTTAAACTTTCTTTAGAATTAGTAAAAACAGGTATAAAAGGACTAGGTGTAAGAGGACTTGCCGCCGCACTTGTGGCCGCAACAGGAGCCTTTGCTCCATACCTTGCCGCAATTGGTGCCGTAGGATTTGCTTTATTTGAAACAGCAAAATTATTTGGATTTTTCAAGAAAGAAGTAGAAGAACAAACAGAAGCAGTAAAACAAAATGCTCACGTACTTGAATTCCAAGCAGAACAAGAGAGACTTGCGGCAGAAGAAGCCGCCAGACTGAGAGAAGAAACACAAAAAGCCGCCGATGCGGCAGAAGCCTTCAAACGTGGTTATGATAATGCTTCTAAAAGTATTGAAGAATTCAAAAGAGAAATATTCGACAGCAATGATCCTCTAAGTAATTATCAAGAGTTTTTAAGTAAAATTATAGGTGAAAGTAACGCACTAGCAGTAGAGCAAGTGTTTGCTGGTAGAGCCTTACAATTTTTAAATGATCTGTTTGAAAAAGGCGGTATTGCTACTAGAACTTATCAAATAGCAGTAGAAAAACTAAATGGTATATTAGGTATTCAAAATGAAGAACTTACAGAGGGTGAAAAAGCATTTGAAGACTTTAATGACAGGATAGGACTAGGTGCTGTTACTATTACAGAATATTTAGAATTACAAAGACAACTACAAGCATTAATAGAAAAATATCCAGAACTATTTGAAGAAGCCGCAAAGGCAACAGATAATTTAGATGACGCACTTAAAGAAAATGAAGGCATAGCAAGTTTCTTACAAACATTAGGCAGAGCACAAAAAGCCTTAAGTGAAGATTTAGCAACAGCATTAGTTGAAGGTAAGAGTGCCTCTGAAGCATTCCAACAGTTCTTCAAAAAACTAGTGGTACAACTTATAGCAGACGCATTACGTTTAGCAGTTATACAACCAATACTAGGAAGTTTATTTGGTATAAGTTTTGGTGCCGGTGGTGCCATAAGTGGACTTACAGGTGGTGGACTGTTTGGCTTCTTAGGCAGAGCAGACGGTGGACCAGTTATGGCAAACCGACCATACATTGTAGGTGAACGTGGACCAGAACTATTTGTACCAGGACAAAGTGGTGGTATAGTACCAAACGAAGCATTAGGTATGGGTGGTGGCACAACTGTTAATTACAATATACAGGCAGTAGATGCCCAAAGTTTCCAAGCCTTAGTAGCAAGAGATCCTGAATTTATTTTTGCTGTAACAGAAGCAGGTAGAAGGAGGTTACCACAATAATGTCAATACAAACAATAGTAGATAACGCAACATACATAAAGTTTGGCAGAACAAAAACTGCTGGACAAACACTATCAAGAAGTGGTAGAGTGCTTACTAGCACAAGACCTACAAGTCAACCTTTTAACTTTGAAGTAGGCATGCACGATGCTTTACGTTTCAGTGAAAACAGAGACCTAATTGAAGAAATAGATAGACTAGATATAACCACAGAAGAAAGCATAGATATAGGCACAACAAATACAAATTTAAGTTATATCACAGCATTTAAAGGTGCCGCAAATGCCAGTCAAATTGGACAAATAACTGTAACCAGTGCTAGTGGTAGTAGTATTGTTTTGAATACCAGTAGTGTATCAGGCACACCTGCTAACGCATTCAAGAAAGGCGACTTTATACAACTAGGTAGCAGTTATAGATATCCTTATAGAGTAACCAGTGATGTAGCATGGAATAGCAGTAGTGTTACAGTACCTATACACAGACCTTTTATAGCACAAGACAGTTATACTGTAAGTGGTAAAGGTATTGTAGTAGGTTCTGCTGTAACCTTTAGGGTAAAAATGCTTACCAAACCAGAATATCGTGTGTATCCGCATGATCTGTTAGCATTTGATAGTGCTTTTAGTTTAATAGAGATAATTGAGTAATGGCAACAACAATAACCAGTGTACAACAAGCAGACATCAGTCATGCTATGTTTATTGACTTAGAAGTAGGTGCTAATGTTTTTCATATCAGTAATGCTTACACACCTGTAACAATAGGTTCAGATACATACAATGAATTAGGTATATTGCTAAATGTCACAGACTTTACAGATGAAATCAGAGCAACAGAAGGTGATATAACTATCTCTGTAAGTGGTATTCCCAGTGAAACAAATTACATAACAAGAGTGTTAGAAGCACCTATATTAGGTGGTAATGTTACACTCAAACGTGGCTTCTTCCACACAGGTAACAGTGAAATAATATCAGGACAAGTGTTTACACGTTTTAAAGGTGTAATCACAAACTTTCAACTACAAGAAGATACAAATTTACCAGAAGGATTCAATACAACTGGTATAACATTCAGTGTAGCAAGTTTAAACACATTGTTAGAAACAAAAATATCAGGACAAAAAACAGACCCCACAGATAGAGATAGATTTGACGCCACAGACAAAGCATTTGACCGTGTGCCCGACTTACAAAACTTACAGTTTGACTTTGGTATGGAATACAAACCAGGTACAGGTGTAGGCGGAGGCGGCGGAGGCGGCGGAGGCGGTGGTGGCCGTAATGACGAACGTAATAGAAGAGAACAAAGATAATGGAAGTACGCAAAGCACAAAGAAAAGACTTTTACAGTATTGCTATGCTGTTTAAGGACTTTGCCAATGCGGCGCCAGTAGAATATTATCATGATCCACAATACAATATCAACCACATATACAAACGTTTTGATTATGTTAGAATGGCAGGTGTATTATTAGTAGCAGAACATGAAGAACAAATAGTAGGATTTTTAATGGCCGCACCAGTTGAAGATGTTTGGTTAACAGATAGATTAACAATGAGAGAACTAGCATGGTGGGTAGATCCAGAATATAGAAGTACAAGTGCTGGTGGTAGATTATTTATAGATTATCAAAACCACTGTGAACAATTATTACAAGCAGGTTGTATAGTAGGATACACAATGACTATGTTAGAACAATCACCAAACATAAATTTAGAAAAACGTGGTATGGATAAAATAGAAAGCATTTACATGAGGACAGCATAATGGGTATTATATCAGCCATAACAGCAGTTTTTAGTGCCATTGTTGGAGGACTTGGAGCAATAGGTATAACAGGTACTGCGGCTAGTATTATTGCTGGTGTTGTAACAGCCGGTATTGCTATAGGCACAGCAAAACAATTAGGTACATATCTCAAACCAGATCTTGGTGCTATGGGGGATCCTGGTACAAGAATACAGTTGCCTCCTGGCACAGATAATAAAATACCTATAATTTATGGTGATGTATATACCAGTGGACCCATATTAGACGTAAACATATCAAACAAAAATGACACAATGCACTATTGTATTGTTTTAAGTGAAAAAACAACCACAGGCACATTCTCAATAGGAGAAATATATTGGAATGATGCTAGATTAAACTTTGGCACAGGTGCTAACGCACACAAAGTTGTAAGTAAATTTGACAAAAACGCAACAACCAATACAGATTGGAATGGAAAAATCCGTGTAAGAGCATACGCAGGTAGCACATCAAGTAGTAATCAAATATTTCCTGTACCAGGCGGAAGTGTTACAGCCGTAGATGCTACAACAATGATGCCACATTGGACTACACCAAGTCAATACACTATGAGTGATCTAGTTTTTGTAATGATAGAAGTAGATTACAGTTCAGAAGATCAATTAACAGGACTAGGCGCACTAAGTATAGAAGTACAAAATACATTGAATAATCCAGGAGATGTATTACAAGATTACTTGACAAACAGTAGATATGGTTGTGGATTGAAAACAGCAGACATAGACACAGATAGTTTGACAGGCAGTGGTGCTACTTCTATGAAAAGCATATCTAATGAACTTGTACCATTTACAAGAGCAGGTGGAGGTAGTGCTACACGCAAAAGATACACAATTGACGGTGTATTAAGCACATTTGACTTTGTAAAAACAAACATAGACAAAATTTGTATTGCCTCAAGTGCTTATTTTATGTTTGATGGCAAACAAGGTAAGTTCAAAGTCAAGATGAACCACACTGAAGATACTGCTAATGCTTTTGTACTAAATGATGACAACATTATCAGCAGTATAAAACTACAAAATACCAGTTTATTCGACATGTACAATCAAATACAAGTTGAATTTGCTGATCATCAACGTAAAGATCAAAGCAATACTGTATTCATTGAAACAGCCGCATCAAATAGAATGGCAAACGAGCCAGATAACAAGTTAGATTATCGTATTGACATGATCAACAACAACATACAAGCAAAAGCACTAGCAAATATAGATCTCAGTCAAACAAGAAACAACCAAGTTTTACAATTTAATGGTGATCACAGTACGTTACAAGTGGATGTAGGTGATGTTGTAAAAGTCACAAATGATGTGTATGGATTAAGCAACAAAGAATATCGTGTAATGCGTATAAAAGAATCAGAAGATGAAACTAGTGCCCTTACAACAGAATTAACAATGATACAGTACAACAGCAACATTTATGGAAACGTTGCTGTTAACCAAACACCACCTAATGATGCGGGTAATGCCAACGTTGTAATACCACCAATTATACCACCTCCAATAGTACCACCAGGTATATTAGGTAATTTTTACTTTAACATAGCACAAACAAGCACAACAGGTTCAGGTAGTGGTGCTAGATTTATTGCTAGAGCAAACGTAAATGCTACACCACCTGTTTATGATGCTGTATATGTTATACCAGGACAGCAGGGTACAAATTATGCTAACGCAGACACTATTGTTGTGTCAGGAGACACATTACGTGGTAGAACACCAGAAAATGATCTAAGTTTTAGAGTAGCAGGTGTATTACCAGGAGGTGTACTTAATCCAACAACCAACAGCACACAAAATATCACAGGTAATGCTATGGTGTATAACAGTGATGGATACAGTGGCGGTATTGATAGATTTGGATTGGGTAATTTTGCCGCAGGTGGACAAGTTGACGTAGCACCTGCCGCCAACGTAAATTTAACAGCCAACAACGCAGTTTTAAGAAACATAGCACCTACAGTACCAGTAGACTTAGCAAATATTGAAAATGGCAAATATACAGTACTGACAAATGCCTCACCACTAGGACAATTACCTGGAACTAATACAGCAGACTTTGGCATACGATTTGAAATAGATGTTGATTTTGCTAACAATAATACAATTAATAATTTTGTAAGTAACGGAACAGATTTCCTAAACTTTAACCATATACCTAGTGTGCTTAATTCACAAGGTGAATTTGAAGTCACAGAAGACATGATAAGTGCTGAAATACGTTTACAAGGTTTTAACACATTGGCAAATGTAGGTGGATCACCTAATACAGTTGGTTTTCACAACTTAAAATATGATATGTTGCGTATCAACAAAGGAGATATAGAATAATGAATAATTGGATTGTTTATTATGAGTCAGACT